TAGATTTGTCCAGCACCGGCGGCAGCTCGCCCTTTTGGTAGAGCGCATAAGCCTCTGCCCAGCACTGCTCGATATACTCTTGTATCTCTGCCTTGTGCTCAAACAAGTCGCGCCCCGAGCTGTTGCACTCTACCGGGTAATATCGTCGGTTTCCGGTCTTGTCGGTCAAAAACTCCGCCGTGTTGGTCGTGCCGATAAAGATGCACTGCCGGGGATTTTCAGTCACACGCTTATCGTAAGGCTTGCGGTATGTATCAGTTTGCCGTGAAAAGTAGCTCTTTGCCGCCTCCACCTCTTTGGTACGCTTAAGGGCAAGCAGCTCGCTCACCTCGCAAATCCAGCCGCCTTCTACAGCTTCCACGCCTCTCTGTCCGTCAATTTCGTTTACCTCCCGGAAAAACTTATCATCCATTGCCAGCCAGCGAATGATGGTGGACTTGCCCTCGCCCTGCTTCTTCCCAATCAGCACCGCCATGTCCTCAAATTTGCAGCCCGGACGAAAAGCTCTGTGAATTCCGCCGGCAAAGATAAGCCGAGAAACCTCCTCAGAGTACGGACAATCATCCACCTTGAGCCACTCAATCAAAAAGCGCTTAATGCGGGGCTTGCCGTCCCAAGTGATGGATTGGATTTTCTCCCGCACCGGATGATAGCGGCGCTGATTAAATCGCACCCTGAGCGCATCGTCCAGCTTTTGGGGGCTGTAAATGCAGTAGTTTTGCTCGATATATCCGCGCAACCAACTATCGTCCTCGTCTTTCCATCGCCTGATCTCCCCGCTGCTGATGCACTCGGGAGCGTTGGAAAGCTCGTTGTATAGGAGATAATCCTTCAAGAGCGGGTCATTTTCTAAAATGGAAAGAAAATTTTCGATTGTTAGCTGGGGGTTCTTCCCGCCGTCAAACTTTAATGGTACGGTGCCTTGCTTGGTAAGCTCATGCTTTACTTCAGACTTGTTGTAATTCTTTTCTTTTTCCTTAAAAGCTTTCAACGTCTTTTTAAACTCTGTTTTCGTTCGAAGCTCTGCAGCTCGCTTTTCCAATGCTTGAAAAGTCCGCTCGTATTTTACAGGGTCAGCGATTTCTAGCAGAGATAAAAACACATCATCTTTCAAAATATCGGCACATGAAAGGCAATCAATCGCCTCTTGTGTAAAGTCCATCAGTTTATTCCCTCCTTTCCTGTTCAATTTCAGCATCCAGCCGCTCTATCTCTGCCGTTATCAACGCCTTTTCTTGCGCTTGCTCATGGGTAGTGGCTTCCATCCCTTTGCATTTGAGCCACTGTGCGCGTCTATACAGCACTTTTTGTTTTAAGCTATCCTGTTTCGCTTTTTGCTCGAAAGCTCGTCTGTCGCTCTCCTGCTCGCGCTGGATAACCTCTCGCAGGCTCTGTTTTTGTCCGATAAGCCCAAGATGGAAATCGCTGTCCAGTTTTGCCGCCGCCTGCCGGAATCCGTAGTGCTCCATCTCCATCACAAAATCAATCACGCTGCCGCCCTTGCCACAGCCAAAGCAGTGCCAGCTGTTTTGCTCAGGGTACACTTTCAAGCTCGCATCCCTGTCCCCGGCGTGGAACGGGCAGTGTATAAATCCTGCCCGCCCCGGTTCCAGGTGGTAAAGGGCAAGCACATCGGAGATACGCACTCTGTCTTTAATTTCCCGTGCTAAATCCATCGTTACTCCTGCCCTTCCAAGTAAATTTTTGTTTCGTAGTGGAGAATTGCCGCTATCATCTTGCCTGTAAGCTCCGGCGTGCAAAAGTAAATCCTTGCATTATATCGGGCTTGCCATGCTAGAATTGATGCTGTAAGAGCTTGCGGTTTCATCTGGCTGCGATAACTGCCCGCGTGTATCTTTTCCCAGCTTGCGTTCTCAATCAGCAGATGGAGGCGCGTGCCTGCCTGCTGTGCGCGCTCAAACTCTCGCTCGAACCGTTTGCGTTCTCGAGTAAAGCACTGGCACAACTCGTCCAAGCTCATCTTGCGCTCTACCACCACAGGCACCCTGCACGGCTCACCATCCAGCTCAATCTCGCAGCCATAGTCCCCGGCATCCAGCTTTTCACGCCGCCAGCGGGGGAAGTCCTCTTTGCGTTTTCGGGCGCGTTCGGTATCTTGCTCGCGGGTATCAATCAGCACTGTGAGGGATTCCAGAGCATCCCGAATCTCGAAAGGTGTGTAGCTCATGGCTTAAAATGGAAAGTCTTCTTCGTCCGCGTCTGTTGCAATGTCTACGCTCACCGGCTTCTGGTTTACATCCAACGGCTTGTCCTCCGGGAGCTTAAATTCGCCGCTTCTCACTTTTGCTACATCGATAAAACTGTGCGGCTGTGCGCTCCATCCGGTTTTGCCGTTGTAAGCCCATTCTCGATTCTGGTACAGGCAGCCTACAATCTTACCTTTGAGCCCTTTTTCGTTCCAGTCCCAACGGTAGCCGGGATTGCTGTCCTCGATTGCCTGCATCATGCGCTTAAAAGTTTTCTTAGTCCATTCGTCCTTGTCTGTGCCGTCTTCCTTCGGAACATACAGGCGCATTACGCCCTTCCACTTTTTGTCCTCCTGAGTCTGCGCATCAAAGTTGCGGCGGTAAAATCCTGCAAATTCACCGGTTGCAATCTCAAAGGCGATTTCCAGCTTGCTAAAGGTACTTCCATCCTTGCCGGTATAAGTTACCTCCTTAGCATCCATGATTTTTACCTCATAAGCGCCCTTTGGCAGCTTCTCGAAGTCGCTTACCTGTACGTTTTCATAGCCTGCAAATGGTTTCATAATTATTCTACTCCTTTATTATTATCCAATCCCCAATATTCTCGGATAGCAGTGTCTACAGCTTTCAAATCGTTGTCAATCCTGTCCTCTGCAAACATATCCATCGGGGTTTTTACAGTATCTGAGCCGCTGCTGTGGGTTTGGAAAAAATACTCTCCTTTTTCGGTCCGCGCCATCAATACAATGGAGAACAGCCCCTCCAAAGTGAGCTTTTCGTCCAGCATCCTCCCCACCGTTTTAGCTTTGATTTTACCTTGCTCGTCCTCCTGCACATGGTGCAAAAAATACACAATGCAATCCTCCGGCGTGCGCTTAATCACAAACTGGATTAAATCATAAAAGTTTTTTGCCATGTCTGTAAATTTGCCATAGCCGGTTTCTTTAGCTTTGTCAAACATCTCAAACACCAACAGATACTGGCTATCATCGATTACATAGCGCTTGAGACTTGGCTTTGATAGCGCTTTTAAGATGGTGTGGTATGCCGCGTTATCAATCTTTTTGAGCGGCTTGCGAAACGGCAGGGGCTTGCTGGCAACGTTAAAAATGCCAACCTCGTCCGGCTCAAAATTGCGCAACGATGCAGATTTCCCGCTACCGCTCTCGCCTAGAATCATCACCGGAATCCCCATTAGTCTCTCTCCTCTCCTGCATCCCTTAGCGGGCAATCCTCATCAATCTTGAGCTCCGCAAAAGGTAAAATCTCGCCTGTAATGCTGCAAACCTCGCGCTTGTGGTTACTCGGGTCCGCCACGCAAAAAGGGCAAACCCGGCAAACCTCCTGCCCCTCTGGAAAGTGTACTTTACTCACCAGTACCTTTGTGATGTATCGGCTGCATCCGCCTCGCTCTCTCACTCCAGTTTCCTCCTCACATACTCCAAAAAATTCGCATCATCCTGGCAAAAATCAACCTTTTGCTGCTCGATGTATTCCTTTTGCAGCGGTTTAAGTCCCTCTGCCAGATACCCGGCTTTTACCACTCTGAGCTGCTCGTCCGGGTCTGCATTGGCAAACAGCCAGTCGAGCCAAAACTCTGCCTCGTTTTGGGCAATGTACCCCGGCACAAAGTCCGCGCCCTGGCTCTCCAGATAATCATGCAAGCAATCGTTGCACACCCTGTCGCCATTGCCAAAAACCGCAATCTCGGTATCCGGCACCCACTGGTCGCACGTATCGCATCGGCTGCACTCTACATCTTGGCACTGCGGGTCGTGGCGTTCAGCGCCTACAATCATGCCGTTTTCTATTGATTTGTCCATTGCCTTTCCTCCTCCAGTCTCGGCGCCATTACTACATCGCAAAACCGATTGACAAAACATCTGACGCCGGGCTTTTTGCGGCATAGCCGGATGCAAAACAGCGATTCTGTGGTAGATGTAGGAAAATCCCACATCCTGCTGATAGCCTGCTCAACCACGCGGATAACCGTGCTTGTACTTACGCCCATCTGCTCGGCTGTCTTATCGTACAGCCTGCATATCGGCTGCTTGCGCTCTGGGTCGCACATTATCATATAAGCGAGCCATTCTCTCGCTCGCCCTTTCGGGATGCCGATGGATGCCAGTTGCAGCTGTACCCACCGCTCATTTATTTTTATCATTGATTTTCTTCTCCTTTTCTGCTACGATGGAGATGGATATTCTTTCTTTTGCCGCTCGCAGTCTGCTACACTGCCGGCGGCTTTTTTATACCTTGCCTCTGGCTCTCCCGCCCTTGATGTCCATGCACATCCGGCGCAGGTAAGAGGACCTGAAATTTTCATGTAGATGCCGCACCTCGGTGTAATAGATGCGGGCGTTGCGCTCGTCTATGTAGTCATACGCAATCTTGGTAGGACAATCCGCACACTCCTCTGGCATCCCCTGCCATTGGCAGTGCGCGCAGGTTTCTCGGTATACCTTTTCGGGTCCGCTTCTCATCCCGCCCTCCTCTCATTTCGCTCCTTGTGCCGCATCTCCTCTTTGATTTCCTGAGCTTCCTCCCGGGAGCAGATAAGCTCAATTACACATCCGGCGATTGCCATTAAAAGTAATCCTACAATCATCATTGCAAATACCATAAATGCCATAACTCCAATCATTTTTGATTCTCCTTTGCGTTTGTAAAATATTCCTCGATTTCCGCCAGCGGAATATTGAGCAGCTTGCAAATCCTAATCGCATCTACTACCGGCACACGCTCGGGGTTTCGCAGCCAACCGCTTACCGTTGCTTGGCAGTGATATAGCGGCTCGGCAAGTGTCCGCGAGTTGTATCGGTTTTCCTCCATTTTCTCGGCAAGTTTTGGATGCCACTTTGGTTTTTGCATCACTCATCCTCCCTTACAAAGTACTTGTGCATCTCTACCGGCTCAATGTCCAGTAAAGCACACAATTTGGCAGCTTCGCACACTCGGAATTTCCATGGCTGGCGAAGTTTCTGCGATACATAATCTGCACTTCTTCCCAGCTCTTTGGCTAGCCTCTGGATGCTGTATCCGCGTTCTGCCATCTTGCCTTTTAAGAGATTAAGCATCAATCTTCGCCCTCCCGCTTACAAACAGATTTACAAAGTACACCTGCCCCTTGCCTGTAACCTTCGGGGTTTTGCTTACATGGATGTGCCCGTCACTGTGGGTGATGGTGGTTTCCTTGATTTCAAACAATCCCATTTCCATTGCCCTTTGCGTTGGCATATTGTAGTCGCTGCCCTGCCGGCGGATTAAATAGCCGTTGTTTCGCAGCCACTCAAACAGGCGGTTCTGCCCGATGTTGATGCCGTTCTGCTTGAGCAGTTTTGCCAGCTCGCCAATCAGGATTGAGGTTTTGGCAACTTCCATCGATTCGGCAAACAGCACCTTCGGTTTCTGTTCTTCCATTTTTACTTCCAGTGCCCTGCGCTTTTCTTGCTCGGCTTTCAGATTTTGCGCTAACTGGATGAGGGTATCAGGCTTTAGCAGCACCTCCTCCAGCTTGTCCGGTGTCATGTATGCGCCGTGCTTTCTGATGCTCGGGATAACCTCGCTTGTAATCCAGCGCTTGAACTTCTTTGCCGTTGGCAGCTTGCTGGAAAGTACCAGACTGTACAGGCCGGATTCGTTGATGATGGTTGTTTCCTGTGCTCCTGAAGGGGTCTCCATTTTGGAGATACCTCTATCTTCTACATCAACGTGCTTTCTCACAGCATCGGTTGGTTTCTCGTATCCCAATGCCGCCGCCACATCTTTCCCGACAAACCACGGTTCGCCGTTCTTCTCAATAGTTCTAATTTCCCCAAACTCTGGGCTGTTGAAAATCTGTAAATCTGTCATAATAAGACTCCTTTTGATACTCTCCCGTTCGTGCTATAATGGAGCAGGAAGGGAGGTGAAGTTTTTGGCTAATTGGAATAACCTTACTCATTTCACTTGGGAAGAACTAAAAACATTTTCCTGGGATGAGCTTATGATCTTAGATCTGAACCAGCTTATGTATTTAAAGAAAGTGGAAGTTTCTGAAAATACACAATGCAAAATTGATAAATTAGAGCATGAGCTCAAAGAATTAGAGGAAAAACTCGGTAAATCTTCCAGAAAATCTTTAAAAGAGATTTTAAAAGAAAATACCCCTGCGGCAATCCAAATCATTCTTTGTGTAATCGAATTCCTATCAAACATATCAGAAGCACCGCATCCTGAAACAACGATTCAGATTGAATATGTAAGAAACCTAGTGGTTGATGCGATTGATTCCTTACACACAGACAATCACGAGGCCTTACAGCAAATTGAGCAGAAATGTCATTGTCACGATGATAAGGATGCTGATATCCATCCAGAAGATGATCTTTCTTAATTTCTTTGCTTTTTCTATCTGGATTTTCTGT